CTGCAACTTAACGGAGGTAGTTGTACGTGCTACTGATAGTGCAGAAGACTTAGAACGTAAGGTACGTATTGCTACTATCTTAGGTACAATACAATCATCATTCACTAAGTTCCCATACCTACGTAAATCATGGCAGACTAACACAGAAGAAGAAAGATTACTCGGTGTGTCTATGACAGGTATTATGGACAACCCATTAACAACAAAGTCAAACAAAGGATTGGAGAAAACTCTTGAGCACCTCAAACAAATCGCCGTTACTACTAACGCTAAGTGGGCTGAACGCCTTGACATCCCTATCAGTACTGCTATCAGCTGCGTTAAACCAAGCGGTACTGTCAGCCAATTGGTTGACTCTAGCAGTGGGATTCACGCTCGTCACTCAGCCTATTATATTCGCACTGTACGTGGAGACAACAAAGACCCGTTGACACAGTTCATGATGGATCAAGGTATACCTAATGAGCCAGACGTGATGAAGCCTGACCAGACTACTGTGTTTAGCTTCCCTATGAAAGCTCCAGATGGTGCAACAGTTACTGCTGACATGTCTGCTATAGAACAGCTAGAGATGTGGTTAGCTTATCAACGATCATGGTGTGAACATAAACCATCTGTTACTATTAATGTAAAGAATAACGAATGGTTTGAGGTAGGTGCATTTGTGTACAAACATTTTGATGAGATGTCAGGTGTATCATTCTTACCATTCAATGAACACACATATCAGCAAGCACCTTATCAAGACTGTTTAGCTACAGACTATCATATTCTTTTAGATAAGATGCCTGATAGTATTGATTGGGATAAGTTATCTGAGTATGAACAAGAAGATAATACAGCAGGTAGTCAGACACTAGCATGTAGTGGTGATAGCTGTGAGATTGTTGACTTAGTTTAATGTGGATAGTAATAACTAGAAACGAATGTAACTTCTGTGATGCCTCTTTACAATTACTAAGAGGTGTTGCAGGAAGTCAGGTAACAACATACAACGTACAGTCAGCAAGTAGTAAATGGTTGTTGACTTTAATGCGCAAATCAGGGTACACTACAGTACCACAAATATTTAAACCAGATGGCACTCACCTTGGGGGCTACACAGAACTAAAGGAATACCTAAATGAAACCAGTAAGAAAGAACTTTAGCCGAGCATTATATCAAGCCTACGATAAGAAAGCTAAAGATACTTTGGTCAAACTTTTGGAATCAAAAGGACATACTATAGTTAATACCGAAGAAAACTATTTTGTAGATGTCGTCTCTCAAAAAGATGGCTACACATATTTCAACGAAGCTGAAGTCAAAGTAGCTTGGAAAGAAGATTGGCCTACACATTGGTCTGAGATCCGTATACCAGAACGTAAGCAACGTTTACTGGATAAGTATGATGGTACAAATGGGGTGTTAAATTTCTATGTGTTCCGTGAAGACATGAAACAAGTATGGCGTATTAAAGATACGTTGCTAACTAAAGAAAGTTTAGCAGAGGCTAAGGGTAGGTACATACAAAAAGGTGAACTATTCTTTCACATACCTTATACATCAGCAGAGTTGGTAAATACATAATGGCTAAATGGAAGGAGTTTAATATAATGAAAGACCAACCTACTTACGATCCTGTAGAAAAACCTGCACACTACAATCAAGGTAATATAGAATGTATTGATTACATTAGACAGGTGTTAGGTCTCGATGGATTCATTGCTTACTGTAAAGGTAATGTTACTAAGTATAATCATAGGGCATCCTATAAAGGAAACCCCTTAGAAGATACTAAGAAAGCAAGATGGTATCTTGATAAGATGATTGAGGCACAATCAGAAAAATATAAATAAGGTGATACATGGGCAGACCAACTAAAGCAGAGCAGAATAATTTACCACCTCTAGAAGAGGAAGCCAAGGCCTACACTAAAAAGAATAGGCCAAAAGAAAAACCCCTAACCTCTCGCCTATACCTGACAGGTCAAGCCTTGTCGGGTATACTAGCAAGTGGTAGGGGTACTGGTCGTACTGAGGAAGTTAAACGTGAAGCTTATGGTTGGGCTGATCACATCTTAGAAGATGATGATGATTAGTCCAGGTTAAGTGAACCTGTGAATATTTGATCGTAGTTTTTTACGAGGCTGTCAATCTTAGTTAACATTTCAAAACCGTTTTCTTCTTCTAATAGGTCTTCTAGTTTACCATCTATTTCTAAATAGTCCATTACCTTTTGAACCTTATCTTTATTTTGTGATAAGGTTCTAACCATTTGTAAAGACCTAGGTAGTTCAGAGAGCTTCATAGTCTTATCAACACTTTTCTTTGCCTCTTGAAC